CTGCACCTGAAGGGCTATTTCAACGCCGTGTACCTGGAAAGGGGCCACCGCATCGGCCGTCCGCCCAGAATCGCCTTCCTGGAGCACATCCCGGCGAAGAACGCCCGCCTGGAATGGACCGACACCCGCAACATCCGGGACGTCAAGCACATCATCGTGGGCGACTTCGAGCACGACTGCATGGGCACCGGGACGATGAAATACCCCGTGTACGACCGCCGGAACCCCGGGCTGTACCCGGCGGCGGCCTCCTACAACCACACCTACTCCTTCGGGCGCGACTTCTATTCCATCCCGCAGTACTGGGGCACCCTCCGGTGGATCATACGGGGCTCGGAAATCCCGACCATCTTCAAATACGTGACGGACAACGGCCTGAACCTCGCCTACCACATCCACTCACCGAACGCCTACTGGGAGAACAAGCGCGAATGGCTCCGGAAGATCCACCCGGAATGGGCCTCCGACGACGTGAAGATCGAGGAGGAGATCCGGAAGCTGACGGACAAGTTCCTCACCTCCCTGACCGAGGTCCTGTCCGGCAAGGAGAACGCCGGCAAGTTCTTCCACACGGTCGACGTCATCGACGAACAGACCGGAAAACCCGTCACCTGGACCATCGAGCCCATCGACCAGAAGATCAAGGACTTCGTGGAGAGCCAGCTGAAGATCTCCGAGGCTTCCTCTTCGGCCATCACGTCCGGCATGGGCCTGCACCCCGCGCTGTCGAACCTCATCATCAACGGGAAGCTGGCCAGCGGGTCCGAACTGCTGTACGCCTTCAAGCTCTTCCTCTCCAGCGACACGGAGATCCCCGAATCGACCGTCCTGGAGCCCGTCAACCAGGCGATAGCCTTCAATTTCCCGGGCAAGAACCTCCGGGTGGGATTCTACCACCGATCCGTGAAGACGGAAGAGGCCACGCCCACCAACGACCGCATCAAAAACGAGTAGCCATGCTTTTCAACCTTGACGACAGGGGCCCGCAGGAGCTCGAGCAGCTCACCGGCATCTACCTCGCGTCGAACAATTTCAACGTCATCGCCTCCGAGCTGGCCGACGCGACCAACGCCGTCGCCGCCCTCGTGGGCGACGCGGTCATCACAGCGGCCGAGAACGGGTACAACTACGGGAACGAGTACCCGCTCACCATCGCCGTCCGGAAGGCCATCGCAGTCCTCGCCGTGTCCCGATACACCAGGAACAACCTGATCGCCCACGGCGACCACGGTGCAAAGGTCGTCGCCGACCAGAACGAGAAGGTCCCCTTCGAGTGGATGGTCGACCGCGACCAGCAGGCACAGCAGGAGCGCTGGTACCGTTCCATGGACGCCCTGTACAAGGTCCTGGAGGATACGGAAGAGAAATCCTGGATGGATTCGGACATCCGGAAGCGGTACAAGGCGTCCATCGTCCGCTCCCTGTCGGAGTTCGAGCAGGTGTATCCGGTCGACGGCTCTTACTACGTCTACTACATGCTCCAGAGCCTGGTGATCGAGGCGCAGCCGAAGATCCGGCGGATGGTCGGCGCCGAGGTGTGGGACGCGATGCTCGGCGACAACCCCCAGGATCTTCACAAGGCCCTGCTCCCGCTGTGTCAGCGATACGCCGTCCTCTCGGCGCTCATCACGGCGGTCCGCCGGTGGAACCTCGAGGTGTTCCCGATCGCCATCGCCCGCCGCTTCGCTCCCACCTACCAGGGCAACCGGTCCTCCCGCGTCGCCCTGAAGGAGGAGATGGACGCCTTCGTCGAGGGTATCGAGGGCCAACTGGAGGATATCCGCGAAGAAATCGCCGAAGAACTGCAGGACGGAAACCCCGCCGCCGGCTTCGACCTGATGCCCAAGGGCGACCGGAGGAACAAGTATTTCTCCGCACAATGACGGAAATCGAGATCTATGAGACCGGGCAGAAGGTCCTCATCCCTTCCTCCTGGTCGGAGATGTCGCCGGAACAGGTGCAGGCCGTGTTCCGGATCCACGACGAGGCCGCGAGGAAGGGATTGACGGTCCTGGAGCGCAACATCCGGATCCTGTTCCGCCTCCTGGGCATCCGGACCGGATGGAAGACCAGGTTCTACGCCGACCGGCTCGCCGAGAACGTGTCGATGCTCAGCGATCGCTGCCTCGGGTTCATTGGAGCCGAGGCCATTACTTTCAACGGCATCGCGAACCCGCTCCCTCGCGTGGGACGTCTCCACGGGCCCGCCGAGCTGCTGCAGGACCTCACCTTCGGGGAGTTCCGCGCCGCCACCAGGGCGCAGCAGGCGTTCCTGAACAACAATCGCACGGAAGACCTGGACGAACTCGTGGCCGTCCTGTACCGGAGCCGGTACCGGACTGAGAACAGGGCCGGGCGAAGGGCCGGACCGCTCACGGGACGCGCGTTCCGCCAAGACATCCGGCGGGCGCGCCGCATCCGCCCGTGGCAGAAACGGCTCATCCTGCTCTGGTTCTGCTCGTGCATCCGGTACCTGCAGACCGGGAAGGTCGAACTGAACGGCGAGGAAGTCGACCTCTCCCTGCTCTTCCAAGGGGACGGACCCGCGAAGGGACCGCCCGCGACCTGGAACGACCTGCTGTTCCAGATAGCGCGGGACCAGACGGTCGGGAACATCGACCGCGTGGAGGAGGAACCGCTCTTCTCCATCCTCGCCATCATGTGGTCGAACTACAAAGACGCAAAACGATATGAAGAGACTGCAAAAGCTCGCAAGGGTCACTGAATACCTGACGCAGTTCAAGGTGCCCGGCTTCCCGGACATCGCCCCGATCATGACGGTCAACCAGGAGAACGCCGCATCACAGCTGCTGCGGACATCCGGCGAGCAGCTGCTCATCGCCCTGCCGGAAGGACGGTTGTACGGGAGCGACTCCGATTCGTTCGAGGAGTCCGTGTCCTTCGCCGTCTTCTCCCTCTCCAAGGTGAACGGCCCGGCCAGGACCCCGGAAACGGCCGATAGCGCCTACGCCAAGCTGCTCCGCATCCTGGACCTGTGCCTGGACAAGATCATCGAGGACCTGCTGGGCACCGCGACCAATTCGCCGTGCCCGCTTCTGGCCGGGCTCGACATCACGACGGTCGATGTCATCCCGGAGTATTCCATCTTCGCCGGCTGGAGCGGGTATTACATGGAAATCGTGCTCGAGTGATGGGTGTCAGGGACCGGTTCATCAGGGAGACGCTGTCCAAGCAGGGCGAGCGGATGCTCAGGCGCCAGGGCGTGGCCATGGAGGAAAGCCTGCGCTTCCACACCCGCGAGACGCTCACCTCCCGCCGCATCTACGTGACGGAAGGGTCCGAGATGAGCGGGTCGCTGACCTTCATCCACACCGTCCAGGAACGGTTCCTGGACCTTAAACGCATCCGGCACGGCTCCGAGGAGTCACCAAGGCCCAGGAAAAGGCAGATCCACAACCGCTTCGTGATGTCGATGTACAACGCCGTCGCGAGCGAGCTCATGTACGGCTTCACCGAAGAGGTCGCGGACCGGATCCGGAAGGACTTCGAGCAGCGGTGACCGGCGCCGGAGCAGCTCGTTCCGTCCTTTCCGGCCGCCTGGAGGCGGCTATTTTTGCGTAAAACTAGTGCTTTATGGCAAAGCTGAAAACAGAAACCCTGACCCTCAAGCTGGTCGTCAACGGCGACGAGACCCGCAAGAAGATCAACGACCTGGAGACGGCCGTCGTCAACAGCCGCGACTCCATCAAGGAGATGCGGAAGGAGATGACGAGCCTGGCCAAGCAGGGCCAGACGGACTCCGCCCGCTACAAGGAGCTCACGGCCGCCATCAAGGGAGAGAACGACGCCATCAAGAAGAACACCGCCGAACTGGCGCAGCTGCGATCGAAGCTCTCCCTGAACGACATGACCATGAAGGAGCTGGCGGAACGGGCGAAGAAGCTCCGGAACGAACTCAGCCGGATGAAGCCGGACACGAAGGAGTGGGAGCAGCTGAACAAGGACCTGAAGGCGACGAGCGACCGGATGCGCGAACTCGGATCCGGGACGAAGTCCACCGGCGGGATCCTGGAAGGCCTCGGCAAGTCCGTCGTCCCGACCTTCGACGTCGTCCAGCTCGGCCTGAAGGCCATCCACGCCGCCGGATCCATCCTGAAGAAGGGCCTCGAGGACATCGTTACCGACACGCAGAAATTCGCGGACGTCTGGGAGCAGGAGGTCGCGGCCGCCGAGGCCGTATGGCATAATTTCATCCGCAGGATCTCTGCTTCCCGGGATGAAATCACCCTCACCTACCAGGAAGTCGCGAAGCTGGCCCGCGAGGCCGCCGCCCTGAAGGACGAGATCTTCGAGATGCAGAACTCCTACAACATCCGGGAGGCGGACTCCGCCATCCGGATGCAGGAGCTGGAGGCCACCTTCCGCGACACGACGCTCTCCGTCGAAGAGCGGACAGCCGCCCTGAACGAGATGAAGGAACTGGAGATCAGCCTGGCCCAGGACCGGCTGCTCATCGCGCAACAAGCCGAGGACGCCGCCTATATCCAGTTCGAGACCGAGACCGCCCTGGACCGCGAGGCCGCACAATCGTTCATCGAGAACTACCTGGAAGCGAAAAAGAAAGGAATCGTCGAAGCCGCGCAGCAGTACGAACTGCTTATCGGACAGGAACAGTATTACCAGCGGGTCTTCGAGTCCGGGGCGTTCCTCTCCAATGCGACCTATGAGAACCTGAAGCGCCAACAGGACGAGGTCCGGGCGAAGATAGCGGCCACATCCGACGAGGTGAGGACCTTCTTCGAGACCTATCGGCAGTACAATCTCGGCGAGGACACGGTCACAGGGGCCTATGCTCAGGCCATCGTGAACACGCGCCAGGCCCAAGCAGCTGCCGACGAGTCCGCATTGAACAAGAAATACGTCCGCCTGAGCGGCCAGCTGAAGCGGACGCCCAGCGGCGGATCCGGCGGCTCATCGAAGAAGGACGACGAGGAACGGAAGCGCCTGGAAGAGGAACGGAAGGCCGCCCAGGAAGTCGAGCGCGAGCTGCAGGAGGTCGCCCGGCTCGAAGAGCAGATCCTGCAGACCCGCGTCGCCGCATCCGACAGCTACATCGAGAGGGCCGAGGCCCAGACCGCCGTCGAGAACGCCCGCTTCGAGAAGGAGATGGCCCAGTACGAGGCGAAGAAGGACAAGCTGGAGGACTACGACCAGATCGTCGAGACCCTGCAGCGCCGGCACAACAACAACCTGCTCAAGATCGAGATGGACCGCCAGTCGGCGGAGCTGCAGGAGATGGAGACCACGCACAAGCTCCTGCTCGCCCAGATCGAGATCGAGGGCAAGGAGAAGATGCAGTCGCAAAAGGAGATCGACCGGAAGATAGCCGCCGAGAACCTTCGTTTCCTCCAGCAGCAGGCCGCCTTCCTGGAAAGCGTCGTATCCACCGGACAGATCGGCGGGATGTCGCTGTCCATGGAGATGCTCGACCAGTACAAGCTCAAGCTGGCCGAACTGAAGAAGCAGCTGCTTGAACTCAGCGACGAGGGTGGCAAGGGCGGTGCGTCCTCCGACAAAAAAGACGCCACTTTCTTCGGCGTGAGCCAGTCCGAATGGGACACGTTCTTCCAGCACCTGAAGGAGGGCACCCTGTCGATGAAGGACCTCGAAAATGCGGCCACCGCCGCAGGGGAGGCCGCCCAGGAAGGGTTCAAGCTCGCCAGCCAGGCCATCCAGCTGACCAACGCGAAAGAGAAGAAGGCCCTGGACGACTACAAGAAGGGCCAGGACTCCAGGAAGAA